TTGCAGGGCAGTACACGCAAGAGGTGTGGGAAGAGGGATCGAGTAAGACTTCGCAGGTTGTCGCGCCTTTCACGCCGCTGAATGGCATGGGGCGGCCGTGGCAGGTGATCCCGTTCCAGTTCGTTGGCAGCGAAAACAACGACACCACCATCGACGACGCTCCGCTGTACGACATGGCCGAGGTGAACATCGGCCACTACAGGAACAGCGCGGACTACGAGGAAGCCGCCTACCTGGTGGGCCAGCCTCAGCCGTGGATGGCTGGTCTCGATGAGCAGTGGCGCGATCATATGGAATCGAACGGAATTTTCCTTGGGTCCCGCGCGCCCTGGCTGCTCCCGGTCAGTGGCACCTGCGGCGTCTGGCAGGCCCAGCCCAACACGGTTGCCAAGGAGGCTATGGACGCCAAGAAACAGGACATGGTTTCGCTCGGCGCGCGGCTCATTGAGCGCGGTAGCGCGGTGAAGACGGCAACGCAGGCCGACAACGACAGCGCAGCAGAACACAGCGTGCTCTCGCTGGTGGTCAGCAACGTCAGCGAGGCCTACAGCCAGTGTCTGACGTGGATGGCAGAGTTCGTGAATGTCTCCGGTGAGGTGGTCTACAAACTCAATCAGGACTTCAGCCAAATCACCCTTGATCCTACGGTTCTGGTTGCGCTGTTCAACGCGGTGCAGGGCGGCAAGCTGCCGGAAGGTGACTTCTGGCAGTACCTGCGCGATCGCGGCGTGATCAATCCGGAGAAGACGGACGACGAGATCCGGGATGAGTTGGAGGTGCAAAGCACCGGGCCAGCCCTGGATGATGACGAGGTAATCCCGAATGGCGGCAAACCAAGCAATCCTTGATGCCACGATCCGGCACGCCGTCTTCCTCGAGCAATTGAAGTCGGGGGAGGTGGCGAAGTTCGCGCCGTTCCTCAAGGAGATCGACCGCTCGATTCGTGAGCGGCTGACCAGGGCCGACCTGACGGATTACACCGTCGCTCGGCTTGAGCGGCTGCTGAGCGAGGTCGACAGCCTGCTGCTGGGCATCTTCGATCGGTACAGCGAGAAGCTGAACCTCGACCTAGTGGATATCGCAAACTACGAGGCCGAGTTCGAGGCGACCAGCCTGACGCGGGCGGCGCCGGTTGGCGTTTCGTTCGACGCGGCGGTACCTGGTGCTGCTGCGATCCGCGCTGCAATCCTCACGAATCCGCTCAGCGTGCGCGGCGCGGACGGCGGTAAGCTGCTCAAGTCGTTCATTGATGGCTTCACCGCCACCGAGCGGCAGCGCCTCACTGGTGCGATCCGGCAGGGCTTCTTCGAGGGCCAAACCAACTTCCAGATCATCAAGAACATTCGCGGCACCAAGGCGCTGAAGTACAACGACGGCATCCTGGCCACGACCAACCGCAACGCCGGTTCGATTGTGCGGACGGCGGTGCAGCACGTCGCCACTCAGGCGCGCATGGAGACGCTGAAGGCGAACTCCGACGTCGTACCGTCGGTGGAGTGGGTCAGTACGCTCGATTCGAAGACGACCAGCCATTGCCGGACGCTGGATAAACGCCGGTTCAAGCTGACCGAGGGGCCAAGGCCGCCGATCCACATCAACTGCCGGTCGACGGTGGTTGCGGTGACCCGCTTCAGCGTGCTGTTCGCCGAGGGCGCCACTCGGGCATCCATCGGCGCCAGTGGCGCGCAGCAGGTGAGGGCAGATCTCAGCTATTACGACTGGCTAAAGCAGCAGCCGGCAGCGTTCCAGGATAGGGCGATTGGCCCGGTTCGGGCGAAGCTGTTTCGCCAAGGCGGCCTGAGCGTCGAACGCTTCGCCGAGCTGCAGCTTGATCGCAACTTTGCTCCGCTCAATCTTGTTGAAATGCGGAAGCTTGAGCCGTTGGCATTCGAGCGTGCAGGTTTGGGCAAATAGCTACTTTGAACAGGCGAGTCGGCTTTTCTCAAAGTTTTTCAAGACCAATGAGAACTGATGCGGCCACTGTTCAATGTTTTTTCTTCCCTCGGACGCGATTTCATCAATGTGATCAATCTCGTTTAACTCATTATTCACAGCGGCTTCCAATGCCTCTGCGAAGCCACGAGTTGGTTCACCAAGATCACCAGGTGCGTATGCGACAAGTTCATAAGCTGCTGAGACTGTCGCGCTGACTAACGGCCGAGTGTCGTCAATGCTCAAGCGCTCATCTCCTGATTCGCTGTTGAGTCGCCCATTAGCACTGAGGAATTTTGCCGCTTTTTCTCGGACTATCGCCTCTTGCTTATCGATCCGATCGATACAGCTGAGCGTCATTGCTTGCTTTGTGGATTGATAGCTAGAAAACCAAGTCAACGATGAGCCGACTATCGCCACCGCAACAGCACCCCAGGCGACCAAGCCCCCGCTAGATGTTGAGCTATTCGACTTTTTTGATTCCATGAATCGGTGCCACTCCAAGTGCTCGTTCGCAAACCTCAAATCCTATCGTAAATGTCGCTAAACGCGGCTGATTCTCACGCAGGCAGGGCCTGCACCTACGTCTCTGGGAGACAACCAATGCTGAAATTCCAACTGGATACCCTGGAAGGGGTAGATGAAGCCGTGCGCGCTCTTTACACCGAGAAGGACGGCAAGTTCGTACTCGGCATTGAAGGTCTGCCGCAGCAAGAAGATGTATCCGGCCTGAAGGCCAAGGTTGATGAACTGCTCGGCGAGAAGAAAGCCGCCGAGAAGAAGGCACGTGAAGCTGAAGAGGCTGCGCGCCTGGAGCGAGAAGAACTCGCTCGCAAGTCTGGCAACGTCGAAGAGCTCGAACGTTCCTGGTCTGAGAAATACAACCGCCGCGAAGCTGAGCTGAACGGCATGCTGGAACAGGAGCGTGGAACTCTGAGCGGGCAGATCCGGGATCTGACTGTCGGCCGTACCGCTACTGATATCGCGTCTGCCCTGGCTGTTCAAGGCAGCGCCAAAGCCCTGTTGCCGCACATCGAGCGCCGTCTGAGCGTCGAGCAGCGCGATGGGAAGCCTGTTGTGGTCGTCCTCGACGCGCAGGGCAAGCTCTCGGCGGCAACGCTGGACGAGTTGAAAGCAGAAATCGCGAATGACGCGGCGTTCGCGCCGCTGATCGCGGGCAGTAAAGCATCGGGCGGCGGGGCCGGCGGTGCAGGTGGTGGGGGCGGGGCCCCGAAAGGAAATATCGGCGGCACTAAAACGGAACGCACTGCGGCAATTGCCGACAAGTTCCCAGATCTCCCTCAATCGTAAGGAATAGCTCATGTCTCTGTCTCAAATGCAGGTCTTTAACCAGTACATCATGCCGGCGACTCTCGAAACGCTGGATCAGATGACTGCTGCGTTCAACGCTGCCAGCAATGGCGCGATCATCATCTCGGCGGAAGGCTTTACCGGCGACTTCCTCCAAGAGTCGTTTTTCCAGACCCTGGCCGCTGCCCAGCGCCGCGTTGATCGCTACGCTGCCAACGGCGCCGCCCCGATCACCGACCTGACCGAGCTGAAAAACTCGTCGGTCAAAATCGCTGGCGGTTTCGGCCCGATCCGCTACGAGCCAGCCCAGATGAGCTGGCTGCAGCGCCCGACTGTTCAAGGCATTGAGGTTGCCTCGCGCGCCTTCGCAGAAATCCTGCTCAAGGACGAATTGAACACCGCGATCGCTGCGTTGGTGGGTGCGATTACCGCTCAGCCGACCGCTGTGAACGATGTGTCCGCCACCGCTGGTATCACCCAGTCTGGCCTGAACAACGCACATGCGAAGTTCGGCGATGCGAGCCAGTCTCTGGTCGCTCAGGTCATGCAGGGCACCACCTGGCACAAGCTGGTCGGCCAGGCCATTGCCAACTCGACCAACCTGTTCGTCGCCGGCAACGTCCGTGTCGTCGATATCCTGGGCAAGGTCACCGTGGTCACTGACGCGCCGGCGCTGATGCAGGCAGGAACCCCGAACAAGGAAATCATCCTTTCTCTGGTGTCTGGTGCTGCGCTGGTGCACGACAACCGCGATCAGGTATCGAACGTCGATACCTCCAACGGCAAAGAGCGCATCGAGACCACCATTCAGGTCGACTACTCCTTCGGTCTGGGCCTGAAGGGTTACACCTGGGATCAAACCAACGGCGGCAAGTCGCCGACCGATGCTGAGATCGCAACCGGCACCAACTGGGACAAAACCGCTACCAGCATCAAGCACACCGCTGGTGTTGCTCTGATCGGTGACGCCTCCAAGTAACCACGCGATGTCCAAGCCGGGACGTGTGCCCGGCTTGGCGGAGATGCAATCATGAGCAACAAAATTTGGTATCTGCCCGGTCCGTTTCACCAGTATCTGGAGGACGTGAAGGCGCTGGCGAAGGAGCGCGGCCTCCGAATCATCGACGCGAACGTCACCGAAAGCCGAGAAGGTGAGGCTGGCGACGTACCGGAAGTGACTGTGCGACAGGCTGAGTCGGCGCCGGTGCTGCTGGTCGCCAGCACTGGTGGTGTTGATGGCGCTGCATTGCAAGATCTGATCGACAAGCTGCACGCAGAGCGCGACGGCATCGTGTCGCTGATCGAGGCTGCCGAAGGCTTGTCGGAACTGGAGCATCCGGGCGCCGGCGAACTGCCGATCCGTTTGTTCGGCGCACTGAAATCCATTCATGAAGGCTTCGAAGCACTGACGGGTGAGCGCAACAACTTGGCGGGAGAGGTTGAATCCTTACGCGCCGAAGTCGAACGCCTCAAAGTCGCAGCGGTGCCGGTCGACAATGCCGAGAAGATCGCCGGTCTCAAAGCGCAACTCGACGCCGCCAATGTACCGTACCGGGCGAATGCTTCGGTTGAGTCGCTGGAAAAGGCGGTTTCGGAACTGCAGAAGGCGTAATAATCCGGGTGCCCATTCAATGGCGCCCGATTCAAACAACACAGCGAGCTGATTCATGACTCTCATCATCGAGGACGGCACCGGCAAGCCTGACGCCGAAAGCTACGCATCTGCCGAAGACCTGGCCATGTACGCCGTGAAATTCGGCGTGGTCATCCCGACGGAAGTGCCAGCACAGGAAGCGCTGCTGCGTCGTGCCGCATTGGCGATGGATGGCATGACGTGGAAAGGGCGTAAGACCAAGAGTGAGCAGGCCCTGGCCTGGCCGCGCCGGGGCGTCGAGCTGGATCGCGAGATCAAGCCTGACAACTACCTTCCGGCGCGGATCCAGTACGGGCAGATGGCGCTGGCGGCCGAGATCCACACTGACGATGTCGACCCCATCGAGAAACGCAAAGGCGCGGTTACGCTGGAGCGTGTCGAAGGCGCGGTAACTCGCGAGTACGCGACGATCCCGAACACCAGCGGACGACTTTTGCCGGCGGCGCCTGACCGGCCGAGCGCAACGCAGTTTGCCGATTACCTACAGAAGCGGGGCTTGTTCGCCGTCCGCGCATAACTGAGCAGGAGCCACCATGGCCTTCTACGACGAAATGGCCGTGATGGCTCTGGAGATGATCACAGAGTTCGGCCAGCCGGTGACCATTCGCGCAACGACTGTCGGTGAGTACGACCCGGAAGCCGGTTCGGCACCGCCTGACAGCACCAAAGAACAGACCGCCCAAGGCATCCTGCTCGACTTCACCGGTCAGGAATTCCAGAACAACAGCCTCATCAAGCAGGGCGACAAGAAGCTCAAAATCGCCGCGCAGGGGCTGGAGTGGGTGCCGGATCTGCTGAACAAAGTGATCATTCAGGGGCGCACCTGGTCCATCGTGCCGCCGCTGAAAGAGGTGAATCCAGCCGGCACGCCGATCCTGTATGAGTTGCAGGTGCGGTCATGAGCCGCGCAGGGACTGGCCAGTCCGGTAGCTTCGCCCTGAGCCTGGCCGAGTTCGCGGCCCAAACCAGTGAGGCGATCGATGCCAGCGTGCGCGAGATCATCATCGAGGTCGGCAGCAGCCTGATCCGTATGTCACCGGTTGGTAATCCGGAGATCTGGGCGCAGAACGCCGTCGCGACGCAGTACAACAAGGCCGTCGACGAACACAACGCTGCGCTGCGCAATGACCCGGCCAACCTCACCAAGGGCGGCCGGCTCAAGAAGGGTCGCAAGCTCAACGACGGAATGGACGTCAAGGCGCCGGAAGGCTACGTCGGCGGCCGATTCCGGGCGAACTGGCATCTGTCCATCGGTGTTGTCGAGAACGTCACATTCGACGATGTGGACCCGAGCGGCGCCGAGACTATTGCGGCTTTGGTCGCCGCCATCAGCGACTTCACGGCTGGCCAAATGGTCTACCTCATCAACAACTTGCCCTATGCGATCCCGCTGGAGTTCGGACACTCGACTCAGGCCCCGAGTGGCATGGTCCGGGTAACTGTGGCTCGCTTCCAGCAGATCGTGCAGGACGCCATCAGGAATAATCAGGTATGAGCCACAACATCATCGCTTCGATCTACGAGGGCAAGCTGATCGCGTGGGCGAGGGCGTTACCGACACCGCTGAAGGTGGTCGTTGAGAATGAGGCGTACAGCACGGGCGACAACGAGACGTACCTCAAGGCGTTCACACTGCCAGGAGATACCGCGAGTAACACCCTCGGCGGAGACCATCGTCTGTACACCGGCGTGTTTCAGGTGAGCATCGTGACGCCGTCAGGGAAATATCGAGGCCCAGCAGGAGCCATTGCCGATCAGATCGCTGCACTGTTTCCCGTGAATGAGCGAAACACGAAGGGAGCTCTGACTGCGGTGACAATGACACCGGTCGAGCAGGGTACCGG